CAGAAGACCAAATACTAACAATATATAATGGTGGTGTTCCAAATGATATTTCTAGCTTGTCTCCAGTAGGGTGGTGGAGTTTTGCGGGTGATAGCTACTATAATGGAAGCAATTTTATACTTCCAGATCTAAGTGGTAATAACAATAATGGAACTAGCTTTAATATGGCTGGAACTGAATTAATAGGTGATGGCCCAGGTTCTACAGCAAATGGAGTAGCAACAAGTATGAATATTCCAGGTAACTTAAAAGGTAATGCACCTAACTCATCTAAAAATGCTTTTTCAGTAAATATGAACTCAGCAGATAGAGTTGCAGACGTACCAGCGTAAAAAAGAAATTAAACAAGTAAATATATAAATAACAAATAATTAACAAATAACAATTAAACAATGGCAACAACTTATGCAGTAATAAATTTGTCTGATACAAACGCTGTTTAATAAATTTGTCTGATACAAACGCTGTTTTGTTCAGTCAAGTGAATCAGTCTTCAGCTCAGACAATGAGAAGAAACTTAGCTAATACTCAAGGTTTACTGTCTTACCAAGTTGAACCTAGTTTTATTACTAATGGTTCTTTAGTACCGGTAAGTACATTGAACCACGAAGAAGCGCTAGCACTGATGGCTACTCCAGAATGGTCGGATCCAAATCCACCTACAGAGTAAATTAAAATTAAATTAAATTAAATTAAATGAAAATTAAAGAAGATCAATTAAAAAAAATACAAGAGCAACAAGCTGCAGTTACTAAAATCTTAAATGAAGTAGGTTACTTAGAGGCTAATAAACATGGGTTACTTCACGAGTTAGCAGGAGTAAACCAAGAGATAGAAGATTTTAAAGGTGAGTTAGAAAAAGAATATGGCGCTGTAAATATCAACCTAGAAGATGGTACTTACACAGCTATAGAAAAAGAAGAAGAAGTAGCTGTTAGTCATGTCTAGTATTATACGTAAAATAAGTATTGGAGCAGATTATAAAAATGAAGCTATGCATTACTCCGTAGGTCAACAGGTTTACGGAGGCCATAGCATTTCAAATATACTGTTTGAAGAACAAGATAATTCTTACAATATATTTATAACTAAAGAAGACGAAGTATTGCCTTGGAAAAAGTTTAATTCTAATATGGCAATATCTGTCGAGTATGATTTACAATACTAATGGAAAGCTTATATCGATTTATCATAAAACCTAAGGGCGAACGTTATGATAATGAAAAAAAAGTAGGTGACAAAAGCCTTATAACTAATACACGTATTGAGACATTTCAGTCAGTTAGTAAAAAAGCAATTGTAGTAGCTTTACCAAAAGCATATAAAACAGATATTAAAATTGGTGATGAAATAATAATTCACCATAACGTATTTCGTAGGTTCTACGACATGAAAGGCAAAGAGAAAAACTCTGCATCGTTTTTTAAAGATGATTTATTCTTTTGTGATATAGAACAAATATACCTTTATAACCGTAACGACAAATGGATATGCAATTTAAACTATTGCTTTGTACATCCAGTTGCTTCTATAGATGAATTTAGTACACTAAAAGAAGTTCCACTTCTTGGTATAATAAAATATAGTAACAAGTCCTTAGAAGCGCTAGGAATCACTCCTGGAACCTTAGTGACGTTTACACCCAACTCTGAATTTGAGTTTATAGTCGGTGATGAACGTTTATATTGTATGAAATCAAATGATATAGCATTAATGCATGACTACCAAAAAGATAAAGTTAAATATAATCCAAGCTGGGCACAAAGCAGTTGAAGAGTTAATTAAGATAGCTAGAGAACCTATCGTAGATTCTGAAGATGATATATCAGCTGATAGATTAAAAAATGCAGCAGCTACAAAAAAGTTAGCTATTTTCGATGCGTTTGAAATATTAACTCGTATTGAAAATGAAAAAGAAATGCTAGAGGGTAAACCTAAAGAAGAAAAGAAAGAAGAAAAAGCTTTTAAAGGTTTTGCGGAAAGGAGAAGTAAATAATGTATCAACAGACATTATATAAGATACTAAAAGATTATATCAATCCTAAAATTCTTAAAAAAAATAATAGGTATAAGAAATGGAAGTATGGATATAATAAAGAATATGATTTTGTAGTTATAAGTAAAGACGGAACTATTGGACAGATATACGAGATTCAAGGTCTTAAAGTTGCAATACCAGAAGTCTCTGAATGTTTTAAACGAAGCAAAAATAAAGAGGAACAATACTGGGAAAGACAAGAATATCCAAAAGAATTAGCTAGGATTAAAAGTGTATTTGATTGGGATGAATATCCTACAGATTTTAAAGAAAAGTGGTTTGATTATATAGATGAAGAATTCAGAAAAAGAGATGAAGGTTACTGGTTTTATAACAATGGTATTCCTACTTATATTACAGGCTCTCATTATATGTACTTGCAGTGGTCAAAAATTGATGTCGGAGCCGCTGACTATAGAGAAGCAAACAGATTATTCTTCATGTTTTGGGAAGCTTGCAAAGCAGATAACAGATGCTACGGAATGTGCTACCTTAAAAACAGACGATCTGGTTTTTCGTTTATGTCTTCAGCCGAATTGGTTAACCAAGCAACAATATCTAGTGACGCTAGATTCGGTATCCTTTCAAAGACTGGAGCAGATGCTAAAAAAATGTTCACAGATAAAGTTGTCCCGATATCCGTTAACTATCCGTTTTTCTTCAAGCCGATCCAGGATGGTATGGATCGTCCTAAGACCGAACTGCCAGCTTCAAAACTTACTAGACGTAAATTAGAGTCAAAAGAAGAATTAAAAGAACTAGAGGGATTAGATACTACCATTGATTGGAAAAACACAGGGGATAACTCTTATGATGGTGAAAAGCTAAAAATACTAGCACACGATGAAAGTGGTAAATGGGAACGTCCTGATAATATATTAAACAACTGGAGAGTTACGAAAACTACGTTAAGACTAGGTTCTAGAATAGTTGGTAAGTGTATGATGGGAAGTACATCAAATGCTTTAGAAAAAGGAGGAAACAATTTTAAGAAATTATATTATGATTCAAGCGTTGAGAGAAGAAATAAGAATGGTCAAACAAGCTCGGGACTCTATAGTTTATTCATCCCTATGGAATGGTCCTACGAAGGATACATTGATACTTATGGACTACCTGTCTTCGATACACCACAAACTCCGATCATTGGAGTTGATGGAGAAGAAATTGATATCGGAGTTATCGAGCACTGGGAAAACGAAGCAGAAGGACTCAA